AAACTCGCAAGTTCGATGGACTTGTGGCGATTGTCGATAAGTACACCGAACTGGCGGACGAGCAGTACGAGGCAGAGTTTGCGACTCTCCCGGAAGCGCTCCAAGTCATGGCACCTGAATCAGATGCCGACCCGTTTACCAAGCAACAGTGGCTCACAGGAGCGCTCAAAGCCGCGAAGCTGATGACCAAAACTGATGGTGAAAAGGACGAGGACGACTCGGCCAAGAAGCAGTCGGTCAATGGAAAGACAGCCAAGCCGGGATTCAATCCCAAAGACCCCAAGATGAAGAAGGGGGATCAGGAGCGGCTGGATACGATCCTTGCGCGCTTCCGTAAAACGGCACATTTTGACACTATGTAGGATGAGGCAATGGCCGAGGTAACGAGAACCGGAACCCCGACGATTTCCACTCCATTTCCGGGTAAGGAACACTTCATTGTGGGCCTGAAGGCTGGCGAAGCAATTGCAGGCGGAGACGCGCTGTATATCAAGTCAGACGGATTGGCGTGGAAAGCGACGGGTGCAGCCGCGAATGCTGCCGCTGCGTGCGCGGGGTTTGCTGCAACACCAGCATCCGTGGGCGAAGCAGTGACAATCGCACGCGGAGTCATGATTGGATATGGTCCGAACGTCGCAGGCACACCATCAGCACCGGGTACTCCACTCTATTTGAGTGGCACCGTTCCGGGTGGTCTGGCTGATGCGGCATCTACCGGAGGCACGGTTCCAATTGCATATGCAGTTGGCGATGGCCGTATCTTCGCGAAGTCGAATTGGTAGGGTGAGACATGCCTAAACAATATGGAACCCTACAGATTCTCGACGAACTCTCTGCGATTGATAATGCCAATATCTTCGAGTACGGCGAAGATACGCTTTATCAGCACATCCGCGACATCCTCGCCGTTCACAACATGCTCACCCAAGACATCTTGGGCGACTTTGTTGGAACCACCACGGACAACATTCGTCGCTACGGCGCGTCTGCGGTTACTGGCGAAATGGTTGAGGTTGACGAGTGGGGCGCGGCCGACGTGCAGAAGACCCTCGTTGCTGGATACGACATCGGCTTCCCGCTGAGGGCGTATCAGTATGCGATTGGTTGGACGAAGCGGTACTTCGAGACGCACAGCGTCGCGGATATGGCCCAGAATCTTGTCGCAGCCCAGACCGCTGACATTCGGAACATCAAGTACCAAGTGACAACGGCCCTCTTCAAAGCGACAAACACCAACTTCGTTGATCGGCTGGTCAACCAGCAGACGCTTCCACTCAAGGCGTTGCAGAACGCAGACGGTACGGCGATTCCGATCAATGAGTTCGGCACCACATTTGATGGATCGACGCACACACACCTTGTTGGTCGTGCCGGTGGCGCACTGGCTGCCTCTGACATTACTGCTCTGGCGAACAATGTCGTCGAGCACGGTGTCAACGGTGGCGAAGTCGTTATCTACATCAATAAGGCCAATCAGGGTGCAGTTGAGGCGTTCACGTCCAACTTCAAGCCCTATCAGGCTCCGTTGCTCTCTCCGGGCGGTGGTTCCACGGCTGACGTCGTTGCTGGCGGCACCAAGGCGAATCCGTATCGGTTGGACAACAAGCCGATTGGTGTCTGGGATGGCTACATTACTGTCTGGGTCAAGCCGTGGGTTCCGGCGAACTACATCATCTGTCTGCTGATTGGTGACAATTCACGCGGCGATGTCTTGGAGTTCCGGACACGTGGTGGCGGCGCTGGGTATGGCAATCTCCGACTTGTTTCGGATCACGACCACTTCCCACTGCGCGCCCAGCACACTGAGCGTGAGTTCGGTGTTAGCGTCTGGAATCGTCTCGGCTGTGCAATTCTGTACACCGGAGGCGGTCCAGCCTACACAGTACCGACGCTTACTCAGTGATCGCCTAGTTGGTGATACGATGAAACCGCCCCTACGCCCGACTACGCGGGGGTATGGGGCGGTTTCATTACAGGAGAAAAAAATGGCTACTGATACACGTCGTGACACCCGCAATCCACAGGCAACCCAGATGCCCGCACCGGCACCTGAGCAAATCAAGAAGCCGGGTGACGAGACAGAGACGCCCAAGGAAGACCCCAACAATCCGATTGATCCGGTAACGAATCAGCCGATCAGTGACTTCTTCCCCGGTGGTATCTCCGATGATCACAAGGACGCGGTTGATGTTCATGTGAAGGCGATGAAGGGTGCGACAGGAAGTGCGCGGGTTGGTTCTGCGCAGCAACTGATCGCCACGCGAGAGGAAGCAGCGGTGGCAAAGGAAGCGGCAGAAGAGAACGTCAAGTCCGTTGAGGACGAAACCAAGAAGATGTTCGACACGATGACGAACGTCCCACCGGACCTTTACTATGCACGCGAAAAGGCTCGGGTTGATGCAGAGGCAGCCGCGAACACGGCCAGCACGACGGTTCCGGGCGGAGCCTATAAGCAGGGTGATCAGTGGGTAAACGCTGAAGGCGAACCCGTTGAGGCTCCAGACGACGCGGAGTAACCATGAACCGTGATGAGGCTCTCAATTATGTGAAGAGTCGTTACGACACGGTCATGACTACGGCTGGACGCGGAGTATTGGATCACGAGCAGGGCTACCTGCCCGTGCTGGACTCCGCGTTCATTACGTACATTGAGCGGTACGACATTACTGAAACCGATAGGAACAACACAATCGTTCTGGCGTCCCGCGAGGTGTGCTTTCGGTTCCTGCTCGATGCTCTGGTTTACGATCTTATCGTACCTATCATGGCATCGCAGTCGATGGACTTCTCGGTGGACGCTCCGTTGACCAGCGTCAAGACATCACAGGCGTACAAGTCTCTGAGTGTCGAGCAAGACAAGGCATGGCAACGGGCCATGAGTTGTGGTTGGGCACAGGACTTGTACAGTGAAGTCGGGGCATTCAAGATCAACATGGACTTCAATGAGCCGGGACACAGAAGCGAGTTGTAATGGTCCTTCCATTCATTCCGCGTGGAAAACAACTTCAAGAATCCCTGATGACCGAGAAGGCAATCATCTCTCGTAACGGGATTGTCATCGTTCCCAAAGTCAAATGTCGGGTAACGGCGAGCCGTCTGTTGACGGACACCCCTGATCCGTCAGATGCGAACACCCGGATCATGGCGGAATGGGGCTGGACACTTCCGCTGGGGACGGATGTCGAGGTTGGCGACGAGATCGCCAAGTACGATGGCTCGTTGTCCACGATTGCCGGTGAAGTCCTCAAGGACGACACATGGGCAACGGCCATTCGCGTCTGGTCAACGCGCCCCAAGGATGCGGTGGGACTCACGCATATCGATCTGTACCGCTTCGACAACAACACGGAAACGTGGGAGTTTGAGGGAGCCTACGACGTCAATATCCACTTCGATAGAAACATGCCCGTTGAGACACCGCCGCGCTACGCACCTGCCGGTATTGCGCTGATCAAGGGCGGCGTCGTCGCTGGTCCACTTAATTTCCAGCCCATTCCGGGTGACAGGTTCGTCCACGCTGGATACCCATGTGTGATCACAGCAGTCATGCCGGGTCAGCCACAGCGGACGGAAGCCGCATTCACGATGGACATCAGTGGACCGAGACAAAGCTAATGGCACAACCGGGGAAACCAGTCTATGTAACGGGACGCGGTCCGAGCGACGCCTTTCCATCAGGCGTTCACGCGCGGGTTTATTTCAAGTTCACACCCTCGCGGACCCGAATCGACAACATGTATCACATGCGCGACAAGATGCTGGTCAACCTCGCGCGCAATGCGCGTGAGACAACGGCCCGATTGGAGGAAGCGATCAAGGGTCGTGTGTCGTGGGAAGATCATCCTGATCGCCACCCATCTACTTACTATCCCAGTGGGGGGACAGCCTACGAAAACATCTTCGCCTCTCTGGAAATCAGCGGTGAGTTGTTTTCCATCTCGGCCGGTCATGGAGCAGACACCGTCCATGAGAGTAGCGGTGGAGAGGAATACACCTATGGCGGTATTCTGGAATCAGGAGAGGTTGGTCAGCGTCACCGGGTGATCAAGAACACATGGGACGGCGCGGACGGTGAGGAAGCGTTCAAGGAAACATTCTTGACAATGATGACGGGCGGTCTTCTCGTGGGGTACACCGTAACCAATGGCGACTAATCAAAAGATCATTCGTGATCGTCTTGCCAACGACTCAATACTGGGCGGAACTCTTGCCGGAACGAGTTGGACTGGTCTTGCCCGTGGCGGCATTTATGACAAGAAGATCAAGCGTGAGGGAGCCGGTTCAACTCCCAACGCATTTGACCAGACGCAGGCTGGTGTGCTGGTCGTCAAACCTTGTATAGTCGTGCTGGACCGGGGCGATGGCCCGCATCCACAAAGGGATCAAATCCCAGCGGCGTATGTACAGTCCATTTACGTGTACTTCTACGCCTCAGCCACTTCAAGTGGACGAGATGCAATCGCAGCCATGCGAAATCGCACCTATGAACTATTGGATGAACAAGCGTCCGGGTGGATATTCGCCTCTGAGGGCGGCCCGATGGTTTTCTGCTACTACGCGGAGCGCCTCGGAGTCAGAGACGATGAGGTCTTTCCGGAAGCAGTCATCGATTACCAGCGGTATCGACTGACGAGCCGCTACGCAAACATCGCATAGGAGTCCACCGTGACTGATGCCACCACCAAGGAAACTGAGAAGCCGAAGGACGATCCCAAAGAGCCAAAGCTCAAGAGGATTGATTTCGAGAGCAAGGCAATGTCTCAGACCAAGGAGAACGGTCGGAATGACTATCTCCCCAACAACGCTGAGATTCGCTCGCCGTATGACAACGACACCAACGCCAACTTTCCCGGAGTAGACGCTTAGGATGAAGCCGAAGTCTCGCCTCATCAAATGGGTCGGTGATCCCCGCGCCGTCAAGGAAGACATGTTCGGTATTCCGAACTGGCGGTACGAGAACAGCCGGGTTATTGCGATGGAACGAGGGCACGAGCGCATCCTCCAAAAAGGTGACTGTGCGGAGATAGAAACGTATCTCGATACCTTCGGTAACGAGAAGAAACGACCGATCCCCGGCACAGGAATATCTCAGGACTACTACTGGGGTGATCACTGGGGTATGATCCAAGAACTGTCGCTTGACGACGCCATGAAAGTCCTTCGCGTACAGGGCAGTGAGTTCAAAGACGTGACGGATGTCGCCCATCCTGAGGACGTTGTAAATGACCTCTACATTGTCCCTAAGCAGGGAAAGCCGTATCTCGCAGCAGGCTGACGAGATAGCGATCAAATGCCCCTCTCATGTGTATGGATACGCCATAAGCGCAACCGGAGTATTTCGGGTCCGCTGCAAAGGCAAGTTCTGTCGCAATGGGTCGGGAAAGGTGACGTTCCACACCTTTGATCTTGCTACAGGTGAATTGCTCCGCACGGAGTATCTTCCCTATCGAAGCCCGAGCGAACTGTAAGGGCAAGGAGAACGACCATGACGTATGGCGAACTGCCATTCGGTTGCCGCGACTGCAAAGTAACCCCATGGGCATCAGGAGTCCTCGGCACTGCTGTTGATGTCCCTCGTATCAGAACCGTTGAAATGAACGTGACTCGTGACTCGACCGACCTCGAAGGCGACGATGTGAAAATCGCTACGCATACATTTGGTCGTGGTCTTGCCGGGTCCATTGAAGCTGGTGGCGTGAATGTCGCCTGCCGGATGGTCCTTGAAGGTGGTTCAATGACTACCCTCGGATCACAACCATCTCGCATCACAACGTACAAGGTCTTGGGCGATCAGGCTGAAGGTTACTTCAAGATTGAATCCCAGATGTACGGTGACGATTCCGGTGATATGCACTTCATTGCATGGAAGGCGAAGGCCACCAACGGCCCGAACTTCTCCGCTGCACAGGGCGAGTTTGGTCTGACCAACTGCGACTTGGAGGCCATCTACGATGACTCCGTATCGCCGTCAAGGCTCTATCACATCGTCCAAAACGAGACAATTACACCAATCGTCTAAACTGACCCCGTTGGCAACGAATCGTTGCCTTGCTCATAGGAGAGCGTACTGTGGTAGATCAAGCAACAGGAACACAAGGCCGGGTGGACGCTACGTTCCCCGGCCTTGACCCGTCCATCGAACTGATGTGGCGGAAACGATCCCAAGAACGCATCCAAG